GAAGCAAAAAAAGCTAAAATTTTAGCAGCAAGAGCTAGCAATGCTACTCAACGTGTAGGTCGAGCAATAAACATAAGCAATAGATACAAATAATTATGAATTTAGGAAAATTTAAACAAAAAGGTAACCCATTTGCTAACAGAGCTAATAGATCTTCTAATCCATTTAGACATGTCACAGGTCAAGAACATGATCAAACAATTCCAGGCCACGAAGCAGGGATTGACGAAAGATCAGGAAGACCAGGTTATGATTATACTAATGAATTGTCATCTGTTGTTGGTGAGCCAGAAAAAATTATGGACGAAGATGGTCTTGGTGGTTATACTATTAACACACCAACAGATTACACAAATACTATGACAGGTGTTTTTGCGGGCGGAGGAGAAGAAGTGATTGATACAGGCGGAGGTACTCCACCTAATAATAATCCAAATGGTTTATCTCAAGAAGAATTAAACCAAAATTTTAAAACTTTTTGTGAATTAAATCCTAACAGTCCTAAGTGTGATAAATTTTACAATAGACAACCAGCTACGGCTGTAAACGACGACGATGTTTATTCTTATAGTAATCAAGAAATAGACTCACAATATTTTCCAGGAACAGTACCAGATCCAGATCCAGTTCCAGAATCATTTTCAGGAGGTTTTGATGGTGGCGGAGGATATAAAAGAAACCAACTTAAGGGTGACTTTAAAATTCCAAATTTAAATAACATGAATTTAGACCAATTACTAATAGCTAAGAAAAAATGCGGAAGTTGTAAATCAGCAGGTTTAATAAACAGGTTATTAGGTAGAAGAAGCGGTTAATATGGCAAAAAAAACATTTAAAGAAACTAAAGTAGGTGCGTTTTTAAGTAAAGCTGCTCCTAGTTTACTAGACATAGCAGGTGATATATTACCAGATGCCGGGGTTTTTAGTCTTGTTAAAGGTTTGATAAAAAAAGATGTTACTCTTCCTGTGGAGGATAAAGAAAAAGCATTAATGTTGTTAGAACAAGACATGACTGAAATGCAAGAAGTAACTAAACGCTGGGAGAGCGATATGAAATCAGACTCGTGGCTTTCGAAAAACACACGACCGTTATGTTTAATATTTTTATCTGTAATGACTATAGCTTTTATATGGGTAGATAGTCATCATGAGATATCTTTCACAGTAGAACAAGAGTGGATAGGCTTGTTAAAAACTTTAGTTACAACAGTGTACGTAGCATACTTTGGTTCACGAGGGGCGGAAAAATTCAAAACTATAAGTAATAATAATAATAAGTAAAACAAATAATAACAATTAAAATTTAATCAAATGAGTAAAGATCAAAAAATTACAAAAAAAGAACTAGAAGCAGTCAAAGAACAACAAAAGAAAATTCAAACAGTTGTTTATGACTTAGGAAGTTTAGAGGCTAGGAAATTTGAAATTTCAGTGGCGTTAAAGGAATTTACAGAAGCTTTAAACGAAACTAAAAAAGAATTAGAAGAAAAGTACGGACAAGTTAATATTAATTTAGAAGACGGATCTTACGAAGAAATAGTAGAAGAAGTTTCTACTGCTGACGCTAAGTAAAATGAGTTCTGTTATAAGAAAAATCAGTATAGGCGCTGACTATAAAAACGAAGCAATGCACTACTCTGTAGGTCAACCAGTTTACGGTGGACATACTATTAGTAGCATTTCTTTAGATGAGTCTGACAGTTCTTATAATATATATATTAAAAAACAAGACGAAGTGATGCCATGGAAGAAATTTAACTCTAACATGGCTATCTCCGTTGAGTATGATTTAGAGTATTAATGAATAGTATATATAGCTTTATTGTATCTCCTAAAAAAAAAAGATACAATAATGAAATAACAATTGGAGATAAAACTTTAATAACTAATAGCAATGTTGAAGACCATAATTTGGTTAGTAAACAAGCTGTTGTTATTTCTATTCCTTTAATGTATAAAGGTGATATAAAAATTGGTGATGAAGTAATGATACATCATAATATTTTTAGAAGATGGTATGATCAAAGAGGTAATCAAAGAAATAGTTCTCAATATTTTAGAGAAGATTTGTATTTTTGCAACATAGATCAGATTTATTTATATAAAAATAAAAGTAAATGGAAAGCTTTAGATGATAGATGCTTTGTTAAACCAATTAAAGATACAAATGAATTAAGCGCTGATATTGAACGTAAGCACGTTGGTATATTAAAAATAGGTAATAGTCTCTTAGAAGCGCTAGAAATAAACACTGGAGATCTTATAGGTTTTAAACCTGGTCGAGAATGGGAATTTATTATAGATGACGAAAGACTTTATTGTATGAAATCAAATAATATTGTAATTAAATATGAATACCAAGGAAACGAAGAAGAATATAATCCTAGCTGGGCACGTAGCTGTTGAGGAACTTATCAAAGTTGCTAAAGAAGCTATAATAGATTCAAGCGATGATATTTCAGCCGACAGACTTAAAAACGCTGCAGCAACAAAAAAATTAGCTATATTTGATGCTTTTGAAATACTAAACCGTATTATAGCTGAGCAAGATATGCTAGAAGACAAACCTAAAGAAGTTAAAAAAGAAACTACATTTCGTGGTTTTGCTGAAGGAAGATCTAAATAATGTATATACAAACTCTATATAAAGTGTTACCTGATCATGTTAAACCTAAAATTCTTAAACGAATGAATAGGTATAGCAAGTGGGAGTATGGATATAACGAAGATCATGATATGATTGTTATATCTAAGACTGGTCAAATTGGAGAGGTTTATGAAATACAAAACCTTAAAATAGCTTTACCTAAAGCTCAAGAAGTTCATGAGTTTAAAAAAAACAGATGGACTTTGTTTGATTATCCTAAAGAGTTAAAAAGAATAAAAACTGTATTTGACTGGAGAGAGTATCCAGAAGAATTTAAAGAAAAATATTACGACTATATTGACAGTGAGTTTAAGCGTCGCGAAGAAGGTTTTTGGTATGTTAATAAAGATACCCCTACTTATCTTACCGGTACGCATTACATGTATTTACAATGGTCGAAGATTGATGTAGGCCAACCTGATTTTAGAGAATCAAATAGATTATTCTTTATATTTTGGGAAGCTTGTCGAGCTGATAATAGATGTTATGGTATGTCTTACCTAAAAAACAGACGTTCTGGATTTTCATTTATGGCGTCTGGTGAATGTGTTAACATGGCCACGATATCAACTGATGCGCGTTTTGGTATTTTATCTAAATCTGGATCTGATGCAAAGAAAATGTTTACAGACAAGGTAGTTCCTATTTCAGTTAATTATCCTTTTTTCTTTAAACCAATACAAGACGGTATGGATCGTCCTAAGACTGAACTAGCCTACCGTGTACCAGCTTCTAAATTCACAAGAAGAAGTATTGTATCAACTGAAAAACCAGAAGATCTTGCTGGACTAGATACAACTATAGATTGGAAGAACACTGGAGACAATGCCTATGATGGTGAAAAACTAAAGTTATTAGTACATGATGAATCAGGTAAATGGGAAAGGCCTAATAACATATTAAATAATTGGAGAGTTACAAAAACCACTCTTAGATTAGGATCAAGAATTATTGGAAAGTGCATGATGGGATCAACATCAAACGCTTTAGATAAAGGTGGTAGAAACTTTAAAAAACTATACGATGACTCTGATGTTAACAAAAGAAACGCAAATGGACAAACACGTTCAGGACTCTATTCTTTGTTCATTCCTATGGAGTGGAATTACGAAGGATACATTAATTCTTATGGCTATCCTGTATTCGACACCCCACAAGAAAAAGTGTTTGGACCTCATGGAACTCCAATCAAACTTGGGGTTATTGAATACTGGGAAAACGAGGTAGAAGGCCTTAAGGATGATCAAGACGGCTTAAATGAATTTTATAGACAGTTTCCACGCACAACGAAACACGCGTTCAGAGATGAGTCTAAAATGTCTTTATTCAATCTTACTAAGATATATGAGCAAATAGACTATAATGAAGAAATGTCTCATAAAAATTTAGTTACTCAAGGTAATTTTCAATGGGAAAATGGAATAAAAGATACTAGAGTTATATTCATGCCTAATAAAAATGGTAGATTTTATATATCTTGGATACCAAATATAAATTTACAAAATAGAAATATAATTAAAAATGGTATTAAGTACGCAGGTAATGAGCACTTAGGCGCTTTTGGTTGTGATAGTTATGATATATCAGGTACAGTAGACGGTAAAGGCTCTAATGGATCTTTACACGGTTTAACCAAGTTCAGTATGGAAGACGCTCCACCTGATCATTTTTTCTTAGAGTATATCGCTCGCCCACAAACAGCAGAAATATTTTTTGAAGACGTGTTAATGGCATGTGTATTTTACGGTATGCCAATACTGTGTGAAAACAATAAGCCAAGATTATTGTATCATTTTAAAAGAAGAGGTTATAGAGGTTTTGCAATGAATAGACCAGATAAAAAATATAACAAACTATCTGTGACAGAAAGAGAAATAGGTGGAATACCTAATTCAAGTGAAGATATTAAACAAGCACACGCAGCGGCTATTGAAACATATATAGAAGATGCTATTGGTTTTTTAGGTGAAAACTATGGAGATTTATATTTTCAAAGAACACTAGAAGACTGGGCTCAGTTTGATATAAATAACAGAACAAAACATGATGCTTCTATTAGTTCAGGACTTGCTATAATGGCTTGTAATAAAAATAGATACGCACCAGTTAATATAACTGTTAGAGAAAAGATAAATTTAGGTTTTAAAAAATACGACAATAAAGGCTCGCTTTCAAAAATAATAAAATAAATGAATACATACACAAATAAAAATAGTGCTTTTCCTAGCCAAGTCGTTAGTGATGAAGAAAAAAATTCATTAGAATATGGAACTAGAGTTGCACAAGCTATACAAGGCGAGTGGTGGACGCAAGGTGGGGAAGGTAATAGATTTGCTAGTTCTTTTAATAGATTCCATAGTTTAAGACTATACGCTAGAGGAGAGCAGCCTGTTCAAAAATATAAAGATGAATTATCTATTAACGGTGATATGTCTTATCTTAATTTAGATTGGAAACCAGTTGCAGTTGTTTCTAAATTTGTAGACATAGTAGTTAATGGTATGTCACAAAAAGATTATAAAATAAAAGCTTATGCTCAAGACCCTTCGTCTATGAAGCAAAGAACTAAATACGCTCAGTCTTTATTAAAAGACATGAAAGCAAAACCGTTTACAGACGCGGTTAAACAAACATTAGGATTTGATTTAACTGAAAATGATCCTGCTATAATACCAGAAACTCAAGAAGAACTTGATTTACACATGCAGTTAACTTACAAGCAGTCTGTAGAAATAGCTGAAGAGGAAGTAATAAACAACGTATTAGATAGAAATAAATTTGATGTATTAAAAAGAAGGTTTAATTATGATCTAACAGTACTAGGAATTGGAGCTGTTAAAACTAATTGGAACAAAGCTAATGGTATAAGATTAGAATATGTAGATCCATCTAAACTAATATATTCTTACACAGATGATCCAAATTTTGAAGACATATATTATGTTGGTGAAGTTAAGTCATTAACAATACCTGAAATTAAAAAACAATTTCCTAATTTAACTTCAGAACAATTAGAAAAAATACAAGATCAAGGCAGCAGCAATAGATCACAGACTTTTGGATGGCAAACGTACGATAGAAATACTATTCAAATTTTGTTTTTTGAATATAAAACCTATAATGATCAAGTTTTTAAAATAAAAAACACTGAACAAGGTTTATTAAAAGCTTTAGAAAAACCTAGCACTTTTAATCCTCCTGAAAACGATGGCTTTGAAAGAGTATCTAGAACTATAGAGGTTTTATACAAAGGAGCTAAAGTTTTAGGTAACAATGAAATGTTACAATGGGAGTTAGCAGAAAACATGACAAGACCTACTGCAGATACTACAAAAGTAGAAATGAGTTATAGTATATGTGCTCCTAGAATGTATCTAGGTAAAGTAGACTCCTTAGTTAGTAAGATAACAGGTTTTGCTGATATGATTCAATTAACACATTTAAAGCTACAACAAGTTATGTCTAGAATAGTACCAGACGGTGTATTTTTAGATATGGATGGTTTAGCCGAGGTTGATCTTGGTAATGGCACAAACTACAATCCAGCAGAGGCATTAAACATGTATTTTCAAACTGGTTCTATAGTTGGTAGATCACTTACGCAAGAAGGAGACATGAACAGAGGTAAGGTACCTATACAAGAGTTAAGTAGTTCAAGTGGTCAACAAAAAATACAAAGTTTAATACAGACTTATCAATATTATTTACAAATGATACGTGATGTAACCGGGCTTAATGAAGCTAGAGACGGAAGCGCTCCAGACAAAGATACTTTAGTTGGTCTACAAAAAATGGCAGCTAACGCTTCTAACATAGCCACAAGACATATATTAGACGCTAGTTTATGGTTAACACTTAGAACATGCGAAAATATTTCTTTAAAGGTTGCTGATTCAATACAGTATCCATTAACTTTAAACTCTTTGCTTAATAGTATATCAGTATACAACACTGAGACGTTAAAAGAAATAAGTAATTTAAATCTTCATGATTTTGGTATATTTTTAGAATTAGAACCTGAAGAAGAAGAAAAACAAATGCTTGAACAAAACATACAGGTTGCTTTGCAGTCTGGAGGTATTGATTTAGAAGATGCTATTGACTTACGTCAAATAAGAAACCTTCAATTAGCTAATGATATGCTAAAAATCAAGCGTAAGAAAAAACAAGAACAAGACAGAGCACAGCAAGAGCAAATGATTAAATCACAAGCTAATGCTAACGCTGAAACAGCTGAAAGAGCTGCTATGGCTGAAGTTCAAAAAAATCAAGCTTTAACTGAGCAAGAAGTCAACGTGAATCAGTCTAAGTCTCAAATGGAAATGCAAAGGATGCAAATGGCATCTCAAATTAAGCAACAAGAAATGGAGATTAAATTTGGTTACGACTTACAATTGGCCAACGTTCAATTAAGTGCGGTTAAAGAAAAAGAGCAGTTTATTGAGGACAGAAAAGATAAACGTACTCAAATACAAGCTACACAACAAAGTGAAATGATTAGTCAAAGACAAAACGATTCTATGGCTAAGAATTTTGAATCAAGCCCTACTATGGGTGGTTTTGGCGCGCAAGAATTAGCGCCTCAATAATTTTATTAATAATTATATAATATTTTATCATGTCAGAAAAAGAAACACAAGAAACATCTCAAGAAGGTGACTTTAAAATTAAATCAGCTAAAAAAACTAAACCTAAGCAATTAGTACCAAGTTCAACTGCTGTTCCAAAGATGGATTTATCTAAGCCAATTAAAACAGAAGAAAAAGCTGAAGTCCCTAAGTTAGATTTAACTAAAAAAACAGAAGACGATGCCATTCAAATCGGAGAAGCAGAAAAAGTGGTTGTGGGCGAACAAACCGGAGATAGCGTTAAGATGGACGAACAAATACCAGAGCCCATCAAAGCTACTGAAAATGAGTCGCCAATACAAGAAATAACAAAAGAAGAAGTAAAACAAGTAACCAGTGAAGTTAAAGAAGCTTTACGTGATGAAAAAGTTTTAGGTAAAAAACTACCAGAAAATATTGAAAAACTAGTTAGCTTCATGGAAGAAACTGGTGGTAACATAGAAGACTATGCAAGGTTAAATGCAGACTATTCTAATGTAGATAATAATGTTCTGTTAAAAGAATATTATAAAAAAGCAAAACCTCATTTAAACGAGGAAGAGATTGACTTTATCATGGAAGATAATTTTCATTTTGATGATGAAGTAGATGAGGAGCGAGACATCCGAAAAAAGAAACTCGCAAAAAAAGAAGAAGTTGCAAAAGCTAAAGGCTATTTAGAGGACTTGAAAACTAAATATTACGACGAGATCAAGATGAGACCGGGTGTAAATCAAGAACAAAAAAAAGCAGTTGACTTTTTCAACCGATATAATGATGAGCAACAAGTGGCTAAGCAGAAGCATGACAGGTTTTTAGACGAGACTAAACAGATTTTCACGAATGATTTCAAAGGTTTTGATTTCGAAGTTGGTGAAAAAAAGTATAGATATGGTGTTAAAAATCCGGCTAAAACTGCTGAAAATCAATCAGATATTAACAACTTTGTTGGGAAGTTCCTAGACGCAGAAGGTAACGTTAATGATCCTAAAGGTTATCATAAAGCTCTTTACGCCGCTCAAAACGTAGACAATATAGTAAGTCATTTTTATGAACAAGGTAAAGCTGATGGTGTTAAAACCGTAGTTGAATCTTCTAAAAACCCTACTAATGATGTAAGAAAAACATCAACAGGGGAAATGTTTATAGATGGATTTAAAATAAAATCTTTATCTGGCGGTGTTAGTAGTTCTAAATTAAAAATTAAAAGAAGATAATTAACATTTAAAATTAAAAACAAAAATTATGGGAACATTAAGTCCGCAATTTGGCACGTTACAACCCTCACAAACTCAACAATTAACAACAGGAAATTACTTACAGTGGACCAACAATGGTGGTGGAGCTGGAGTACCTGGGAATTTTGTTGATTTTGCTCAACAATATTTACCTGAAGTTTATGAAGCTGAAGTAGAGAGATATGGAAATAGAACTCTATCTGGTTTCTTAGGAATGGTTGGAGCTGAGATGCCAATGACATCTGATCAAGTAATTTGGTCAGAACAAAATAGATTACATATCGCATACGATGGCTGTTCATTAGCTATTGGTGGTATATTATTAAATATTAACCCTGGAGCTGTTGCAGGTATTACAAATACAATTTTTCCTAACATGACAGTAGTTGTTATGGATCCTGCAAATCCTGCTGGAGCTGTTCACTGTTTCGTTGGTAGATCTGGAGCTACAGTTGCTGGAGCTGCTGCTATTGGAGCAAACGTAGTGGAATTATTTCCATACGATGCTGCTTTCGCAAGTGGAGCCGTTGCTAATGTTGCTGCAATCGGAGGATTAAAATGCTTCGTATATGGTTCGGAATTTGCTAAAGGTTCTGGATTAGCTGCTGCACAAGGTGGTAATGGTGGTGTTGTACAAGAAAGTATCACTCCATCTTTTACACAGTTTTCAAACTCTCCAATCATTATTAGAGATAGATATGCTATATCTGGATCTGATACTGCACAAATTGGATGGATTGAAGTTGCAACTGAAGACGGTCAAGGAGGATACTTATGGTATCTAAAAGCTGAGTCTGAAACTAGATTACGTTTCGAAGATTACTTAGAGATGAGTATGATTGAAGGTGAATTAGCTCAAGTACTTGGTGGTAACTCTTTTGGTACTCAAGCTGCTGCTGCAAATGCTAATTTAGCTGCAGGTGGTTTTAGCGCTGCTGTTGCTGCAAAAGGAACTCAAGGTTTATTCTCTGCTATAAACGCAAGAGGTAATGTACTATCTGGTTATGCTGGAGGTTTACAAGACTTTGATGAAGTATTAGCAAATTTAGATTCTCAAGGAGCTATTGAAGAAAACATGCTTTTCTTAGATAGAAAAACTGAGCTACTATTTGATAACATGCTAGCACAACAAAATTCTTACGGAGCTGGAGGTACATCTTACGGTGTATTTGAAAACTCTGAAGATATGGCACTTAACTTAGGATTTTCTGGATTCAGAAGAGGTTCTTATGACTTCTACAAGACTTCATGGAAATATTTGAACGATGCTTCTACAAGAGGTGGTTCTTCAAATTTTGTTAACGGTGACAATATCGATGGTGTATTAATTCCAGCTGGAACTTCTACAGTATACGATCAGTTACTAGGAACAAACATAAGACGTCCTTTCTTACACGTAAGATACAGATCTTCAGAAGCTGATGATAGAAGAATGAAATCATGGCTAACAGGTTCTGTTGGTGGTGCATTTACTTCTGCGTTTGATGCAATGGAGGTAAACTTCTTATCAGAAAGATGTTTATGTGTACAAGCTGCTAACAATTTTGTATTGTTTACTGCTTAATATTTATTGTAATAGTTACCCTCGTAAAAACTACGGGGGTAGTTGTTACTCTTATTTTTTATAAACTATTTAATTATATTATATTATGTTACAAAGTAAAAAAATAGACGCCTTAGAGGCAGAGAAAAACTGGGAAATAAAAGATAGAAATTATTTTCTTTCAAGAAACAGAAAGCCAGTTACATTTACAATAAAATCAAAACATACTGAAAAGTATCCGTTATTACATTTTGACCCAACAACTAATACGCAAAAAGCGTTACGATACGCTACTAATCAAAACTCTTGTTTTGTAGAAGAACAAAAAGGCGAAAGTACATTAGGGCATATTATGTTTAAAGACGGAGCATTGAATGTTCCAAAGGAATATCAAGCTTTACAGAAATTACTATCTATATATCATCCAGATCTTAACTTGAGATACGAAGAGTATAAACCAAGTCAAATAGCTAAAGATGAGTTAGTAGATTTAGAAGTAGAACTAATGGCTATGAATATAGCGAAGAACATGGAGATTGACCAAGTGGAAGCTATACTTAGAGTAGAGCACGGATCAGCGGTTGCTAATCTAAGTTCTAAAGAATTAAAAAGAGATATTTTAGTTTTTGCTAGAAGAGAACCTAGAACACTTATTGCATTAGCACAAGATGAAAATGTTTTGCTAAGAAACTTTGGTA